CAAACGTGCAGTCGAAATTGCTGCTGGAAGCGGCGCAGCAATACGCCCAGGCAATAAGTCCAGAGGCTCTAGCCGTACTCGAAGGACGTGGGATCTCTGAAGAGACAGCAGGACTGTTTCAGTTAGGGACTATTACTAATCCAATCAATGGTCACGAGATGTATGAAGGGTGGCTATCCATCCCATACATTACAGCATCTGGTGGTTGTGTTGGCTTTAAGTTTAGACGATTAGATGATGCCAAACCTAAATATGGTTCACCTACTGGGCAGAAGGCACACCTGTATAACGTATGTGACATCACTATTGATTCACCACACATCGTTGTATGTGAAGGTGAACTAGATGCGATAGTTACTAGCGGTGAACTTGGTATCCCTGCCGTGGGTGTACCTGGTGTCGCTGCGTGGAAGCCACACTTTCCTAAACTATTTGCGGGGTACGAAACTATCTTTGTTGTTGGTGACAATGACATCAAAGAGGATGGGTCTAACCCAGGTGCTGAGTTTGCTAAGCGCGTGGCGAACGAGGTAATGAACTCACAAATTGTTACACTACCCCCAGGTATGGACATCAATGATTACTACTTGGCTAATGGAATTGATGCTACAAGAAAGTTACTGATAGGGGAGTCGAATGTATGACGATGACAAGAAGCGAGTGGGACACGATGCTACAGACTTTGCAGCATATGGGCTTCCAGATCCTTTTAGTGGATACGCAAAGCGAAACAATAACAATACGTCCGATACCGACTCGATAGACTTTGACCACGTGAAGTTTGTTACCGATATGTGGGAAGTCTTAGATGGTGCAGGTAACCTGCTCATCAAGAAGCACAAAGACTACGGCCCAACTAACATTAGCCTGTCACCTGGTGGACCTCTCAATGGTTTGCGTGTGCGTATGCACGACAAGACTGCACGTATCAACCACCTGATTGATAGCGGTGCAACACCTGAGAACGAGTCACTACGAGATAGCTTCATTGATCTACTGAACTACAGTGCTATCGCACTGATGGTCTTAGATGGTAAGTGGCCTCGTGACTGAACTGCACCCAGTAATCTATGACCTAGTGCCTAGTGTTGCTAACACCATCCATCGTAGGTATAACAAGCACGTTGAGAAGGATGACATCAAGCAAGAGTTGATGGCGTGGGCTATGACTAGGGTTGAAGATCACATCATTGATCTAATGGAACCTAACGAAGAGCGACGCAAGCACAACGAGCAACGCATTGCTTGGCAGATGAAGCGTGCAGGCGAACGCTATGCACGCAAGGAGAAGGCTGCTAAGTCTGGCTATCAGACTAATGATGAAGCCTACTACGAGTCAGCTACACTTGGTCAGTTGCTACCTTTTGTTATTGCATCAGTCATAGATGGCACAGTATTAGAGCAAGCACAAGAGATGATTAGAGATGGGCAACCTAAAGGTTCATCATCTCCGGCAGAAGGTGGCAACCTGCTTGCTAACCTCATTGACATCAAGAAAGGTTTTCTTAAGTTAGACCAAGAGGACCAGTCCATCTTGCGTATGCGCCATCACGAGAGCTTTACCCTGCAACAGATAGCACAGGTACTAGAGTGCGCCATCTCTACCGCAGATCGTAGATGTTCTCAGGCTTTGCGTAGGCTGCAGGATAATCTAGGTGGTGTCTCACCTTGGCAATGAACGAAGAGTTATTGTTTACCTTTTTGCGAGAAGGTTTCTATTCAGACTTAGAGAAAGCACCAGGTATCTATGATGCCTTTGACTGTATCTCCAAACAAGCAGGTCATTACATAGAGTTAAAGTGTAGAAATACCCACTATCCCACGTTACTGATAGAGGAGATGAAGTATCGTAAGCTGATAACTCAGGCAGCAGAGCGAGATCTTATCCCCTACTACATCAACTCGACACCGCAAGGTGTCTTTTCTTTTGACCTGATGGATGTACCAGAACCTGAGTGGTTGAACCACTGGATGCCAGCAACTACAGAGTTCTCACGTTCTAATAAAGTATCAAAGTTGGTAGGTTATCTACCCATAGAGGAAGCGGTGCAGTTATGAGACTAGCAATAGCAGATCCACCCTACTTAGGAAGAGCCAATCGTTGGTATGGAGATGGTTGTGGAGATGGCAACGGTATTGGTAGGGCAGATAATCACCCACAAGCAAAATTATGGGATGATCCACAGACACATTTAGATTTAGTTCAACAACTGGAACGTGATTATGATGGATGGGCTATTGCACTTACTGTTCATAGTTTAAGCACCTATATGAAAGTTATTGAAACAGACTCTCGTAATGGTATTAGAGTTATGAGTTGGATTAAACCCATTGCTATACCAAGTGGTTCAAGAATTGCTACCAGTTGGGAACCTGTGATCATTCGCGTTCCCAAAGAACGCAGAGGTTGGAAGTCTGGTAAACGTATGAAAGATCATTTAATTGCAAACCCCAAACAAAATGGTTTTGTTGGTGCCAAACCTGAAGAGTGGACACATTGGGTTCTTGATGCTATGGGATACCAAGAAGGTGATACTGTTGATGATTTATTTCACGGCTCAGGTGCAGTTATGGAAGTTATAAAGGCGGTGCAGCTCTAATGCAGTATGACTATCGTTGCCCTGATTGCAACAGTGTATTAACTATTGAACGCTCTATCCACGAGGAACCACGTGAACCTTCTTGCTTTGACTGCCACATACCAATGGTACGCAAGTGGGACACGCCCTCTATCACTTTCAAGGGTAAGGGGTTTTACTCTACTGGTGGATAGTGTTATACTTTAGATCTCGGCAGGCAATTCCGCCTGATGAGTGCTAGCAAAAACCCCACCGGTTCTGCCGATGGGGTTTTTGTTTGCCGGTGGAAAGGGTTAGGAAACACCAGCAAGATTAGTAAGTAATTGCTTACCAATAGTATGAGTATACACAGGTGGAATAGCTTCTACAAGTTCGCCCCAAATCATCCAATCAATTCCCATTGCTTCACGTGCTTCTTCGATTGTCTTTGCAGTGTGTCCACCTTTAGGTATCTCATCACGCATAGATCCATAGATACCTACCGGTTTCCCCTGCTTCTTATGGTCACACACTGAACCTATTAGTTGCAGGTTAGACTCGAAGAGTCTATGTCTGCGTACCTTTAGATCAAAAGATGAGCCACAAAACTGTACAGGGTTAATCAATGGTGCTCCCGGCACGTTCTCAATCACGTAAGGTATACCACTAGCAATCAATGCTTCTCTTGTCTGCGGTATTAGATCTACCTTATCCGTACTCTTGCCCTGAGCATTACGTAAATGCTGAGTGCGTGAGTGTGTCTGACAAGGTGGGCTAGCTGCAATCACATCAAAGGTACGCAAGTAATCTAAGTCTTGCAGTATTTCCAAGCAGTCTGCTTGTATAAACTCAAAGGGATAACGCTTCTGCTTCTTGATGTCAATACCAGTAACCTCAAAGCCAGCATCAGCGTATCCTTTGCTCGCTCCTCCAGCCTTACAGTAAAGATCAAGTAGTCTCATCAGTACCAGCCAACTCTATCGGAGTGCCGGAGAGCACTGCAGAAACTTCCTCGATAACGGTGTTGAGTGTATCGTACAGCGTGAAGGATTTGTAGTTCAGGTTGGCTACTACGTTCTCCAAGGAGCTGAGCAATTCCATAAGCTGAGCTTCTTGGTTTGCCCGAAGCGTCTCTTGGGCGAGCCAAGTGGTCGAAGCGGGATTCACGGGTCCAAAGTGTGACCGCACACTCTCTCTGTTGTGCGTTGTATCCGAGTGCTTTGAGGAAACTAACTGCAAGTGCTTTGTTCTCACGCTTCTCCTCCATCGTCGCCTTCGTCCGCTCTATCATAATCGGTACGTCCGGCAACTTCGGGGACTGCGTTCGCTCTGGTATGAATACCCACAGTAAGCCTACTATCAGGGTTAATAATCCAAGTCTTGCCCTCTTGCTCATCAAAACTCCTTTGTTCATCAAGCAATTGCTTGTATGTCTCTGGGTATAGGTGCGCTAGGCGCACGAGTGCCTTGTCTCTTGCCCTTCTATAATTGCGGTAGTGGATAGATTGCTTCCCACTTACTTGTCTACTCTCCATTGATCTTGCCCTCCCACACTATAAGAACATAGGCTATCACCATTACTATCGCTATCCCTAACCAGTAACTCATAAGCTCGCTGCCCTTACTATCTCGGTGATGTCTATGGTCTGCCCTACTAGGTGGGCATCCTCCTCATCGCTATCCCACGCACTTACCAGTATGCGTGACTCTCTTGGCGCAAGGCTAAGCCATTGGATAGCGTGCTCAGCATTAGCCCCGCCCCACTCAGCTCTCCCACTCTCGTCCACTACCTCATACAAGAGGATTAGCTCAGATTTACGCGGGTGTATGGTGTAAATGTTACTCACTGTCCTCCTCCTCAAATCCGAATAGCTGAGTCAGGGCAGAGTTAGCCCTGCGTAGGTTGGCGATAGCTCGCGCTATCTCCTCCTGCTGTAGATCTATCTCAGCTTGATTAAGGCATAGGTCTACCTTAGCCTCTAAGTATTCTCTATTCATTACGCTACCTCCTCCACTATTACATCATCATAACCACGATTAAACCAATCGTTAGCTATTGATACGGCTTGCCCTCTAGTCAATAGGTTGCTGCTCACTTCGCTACCGCCTACCCATACCGTCCACTTACTCATCACTCTCTCCCTCTGCGTAATCATCAAACCCTGTTCCGTCATCTCCATTTTGTTGGCGATCTTCCACCCAATCTTTTAGATTACTCATTACTCTCTCTCTTCCGGTAGTACTCTACCCTTGAATTGTGTTTCGATTATCTTGATGTTCTCTTCCCCTATGTAAAGGTTATCCCAATTCCATCTCTTAGGATCTCCATCATAAGTCTCTATCTCTAGTGTTACTAAGTACCGGTCTTTCATTAAGCTATCTCCCTGTCTCTCTCAACTCTGCAAAATAAGCATAGGTCTAACATCTTGGCGTTAAACCTTACGTTTCCCCATTGATCTTTCCAATAGGTAATTTTGTCGCCATACTCTCTGTCGTTATAGCAATCATCATTTAGGCACATCTTGTTATCTTTCATACCGCTACCTCTTTCTCACTAGGGATAGCCGGACAGTATTCCCAATTACCGCTAGCGTTATCTAGTGTGTAATCTAGTGACCGCTCAGCGTTATCGAATAGATCCGCCCACTCTGGCATCTCTATAAACTCTCCCTCGTCATCATAAAAACGTAGCTCATAGCCTGAGTATTGGTCATACTCTAGCTCTGCCGTGTATGTCTTTCCCTCGTGCTCAATCTTTAGGGTCTTATGAAAACCGGTGATCTCTTGCTCTACGCATTGTACTTTCATTACTTGCCCTCTCTCTCTAGTGCAATCTTAAATTGTGCTTTAGCTTGCTTTAGTGTGTAGCCAAAATAGGTTTGAGTAAATAAATACCCTCTCCTGCCCTCGCCCACTATCTCGCTAATTACATACGCGCCACTATGGCGCACTCTCTCTACTGTCATAGCTCTAACCCCTTTACTATCTAACTATCCTACTAATTTAGTAAGATAGTACCGCACTCTACCGGATAGGTAGAGCACGATACTACACTACTAAGCGTTAGCTAACTCTTGCGCGGGTGTGTCTGCATTGATAGCTAAGCTCTTATCGCGTAAGTCTGCGCCTAGTTCTAGGGCTACGGCGTGAGCTGCGGTTAGATCCTTAAGCGCGTAGCGTGTAGCCCTCTCACTCTTTAGTAGGTGATTAAGGTCTGCATATAGGCGGGATCTTTCAAAATAGATCCCCGGCGTATCGGTCTCTTTCACTACACACTCTTTAATTACACTTAGGTAAGCCTTGCGGGTCTTGTCGTGATAGGTGTAAATCTTGATCCGATAGTTATTCTCTAGGGTGTAGGTGTCTACTACCCGGCGGGAGGCTGCGTTTACAGTCTGCGCGTGTATCATTAAGCTACCTCCACCCATAGGCCTTGCTCGCGGTAGAGCTTGATTAACCTCTTAACCGCTGCGGGTGTTAGCTCGCACTCTCCCACTATCTCGCGTGTCTCAATGTCTACGAGGCGCGTAAATGTTTTCTTTCTACTCATAATCTAACCCTTACTCTTACTTAGCCGGCTAGGTGCCGGCCCCCGCCCTCTCACGCTACCGCGCAAGAGAGCGAGAGTCACTCACCTAGAGACCTACGCAGCTGCTCATTGATCCCGGACAATATTCAGATCCCGTCCACCATAAAAACCCGGAGACAAGGTACAAGAGACCGACAAGAGCTAACCAAAAGGCTACGCGTACCGCTAGACGTAGCCGGTAATAGTTGCGGGATCTCATTAAGCTACCTCTTGTAATCTTGTAATGAGTTCAGGGTTACCGATTACGCGGTTAAAGCTCTTATTCTGGCGGGTGAGCTGCTTAAATTGTCTTTCATAAGTGCGAAAGTCTGCAACGCTCTTAATCTCTAGGCCTAGCTCATTGATAAAGTCGTCTAGTGAGTCGTAGCTACTCATAGAGTCACTAACAAGGCACTCAATTACATCAACGGCACGCGGTTCGCGTGCTATCCCTAAACCTTGATAGTACCAAAAGCTCATAGAGCGTTTTTGATAGCGAACAGTTACGCGGTAATGGCGGGCTTTACCTTGCGCCCAATCGGGTGCGCTATCGTTCCAATCTTCACGAATTGAGGCGGTGATCCCCGCGCCATTGATTAAGCCATTTAGTGTTGTGTTCATTTATTTAGTCTCCCTTTAGTAGCTGCTTGCAGTGCGGTCAATGGTGCGAGCGTGTCCTAAAAAGTGGCTCGCTAATTCGAATTTATTCTTATTAGAGCTAGAGATAAAGCTCTCTAGGTCATAGGTAGATAAAACGTAAGTGATTAGCTCTTTTGAATAGCCAACATCACGTAAGCAATTCTTAATGAATAACACTGTTTTTTTAGTGTCTAGCTCTTGCATTTATTTATTCTCCCTTTTAGTTAGTTGAAAGTTAAACTATCTTAGATAGCTGCTCTCTCAATGGCTTTATTGTGTCGTACTATTCCCTATAGTGCAACTCTAAAGCTCTTAATTCTTTAGGTGTCTTTAGCTCTAAACAAGGTAGACAGTTAGCCCGGTTATGTCTAGGGCTTGCGGGTAGTTAGATCGCGCCATTTATCCGGGTCAAGCTCTTGCGGGTGAGTAGCTGCATAGATAAAGCACCACGCGAGCAGCCGGTGAATTGAGTCTTGCGAGAGGTGAGCGAAAGCAAGCGGGTGAGAGTTGCGGTTCATAGGGTAAGCCTTTCAATTAGTGCCCGGCTCTAGTGTCCGGATCTAATCTATTACTCCGGCTTAGCGGTGTTTATGTTAAGAGCTGCACCGGTTAGGTGGTTACTTAATAGCTGCAAGGGTTAAGGGTTAGGGCTGCCCGAAGTAGAGTCAGCCCCACAGTTTTCTATAAAAAGTTATCCACAGGCTGTATCCACAGGCAGGGCAGGGCTGTGGAAAACTGGTCAGACCGCAGGAACGACGACCCCCCCTTGTTAAATCTGGCACGGGCGGTCCCTGTACTCCCCAACAAAAAATATTTGCTAAAGTGAAAGCTGGATCTAGCCTCTGACCTGCGGTTATATATACTGTGATGAAGGTCACATTGTAAAAACGGGAAATGCGTTAAATTTCCTGCCTTATATATAGTAAGGGGTTTTAATAGGAAAAGCCCTGAGCAGTAACGGTATGGCCTCTAGCGAGGCCCCTAGGCCGAGCACTGACTTACCCCTCAGTTCGCTGTGGCTCCTTCGGGCGCTAAGCCCGACCTGCCCAGTACTTTTAGTGGGGATAGCTCTATCTACTGGTAGATGAAACCTTCCTCGCCTAGTATAAAAACGAACCGATTCCGGCCGGTCCCCAATAAATTTTAGGAGATCACGTGGCTGACAATAGTGCCGACATCGCCAAGAGAATTATCCTTGGTTGTGTAGCAGAGGGTATGACCATCGAGCAGGCTTGTGCCTCCGCTGGTAAATCCATTAAGACCTACGAGTACTACCGACGTACCGATAAGGTCTTTACAGACAAGGTTGACCGAACACGCCTAGGTCTAAAGGACAAGAGCTTTGCAACTAGCGATGTCCACGACATCACCTTTGCCGAGTTCCGCGAAAAGTTTCTACACTCTAAGACCTTCCCACACCAGCAAAACCTGGTAGATATGATCGAAGGCCGCGAACCTGGATGGTTACATCCTTCTATGAAGTATGAGCCAGGGCTAGCATCTAATAGAATTTTATTAAACATCCCGCCCAACCACGCCAAGTCTATTACGATCACGGTGGACTATGTAACGTGGCAGGTAGTGCGTAACCCCAACTTTAGAGTTTTGATTGTTTCCCAGACCCAGCAGTTAGCTGCCGACTTTCTCTACGCCATCAAGCAACGCCTGACACATCCGATGTATGAATCACTCCAACAGGCTTACGCTGCTGGCGTAGGGTTTAACTCTAAGTCAGCCTCGTGGCAGGCAACCCGCGTCACCTTTGGTTCCGAGCTACGTGAGTCTAGTGAAAAAGATCCAAACATCGAAGCCATTGGTATCGGTGGTCAGATCTACGGTAAGCGTGCAGATATGATTATCGTAGATGACGCTGTTACCTTAAAGAACGCCAACGAGTTTGAAAAGCAGATTCGCTGGTTGACCCAGGACGTACGCTCTCGTTTGAACCCTACGGGTAAACTTGTAGTTATTGGTACGCGTGTTTCAGCTATGGACCTATACCGCGAGCTACGTAACGAAGACCGCTACCCAGGTGGACTGGTCCCGTGGAAGTACTTGGCTATGCCAGCACTTTTAACCACGCACGAAGACCCTGAGAAATGGGAAACTCTGTGGCCAGCTAGTGATGCTCCCTTCGATGGTCAGATGGAATCTGACAAGAACGAAGACGGCCTCTACCCTAGATGGAATGGTCGCAACCTTTACAATGAACGCCAAGCTATGGATGCAAGTACCTGGGCTTTGGTCTATCAACAACAAGATATCTCAGATGATGCCATCTTTGATCCGGTATGTGTGCGAGGTTCTATAGATGGTATGCGTAAAGCAGGTCGCCTTGTTCCTGGTAACCCAGGCCATCCGCGTGATGTTAACGGCTTTTCTTTTATTTGTGGTCTTGATCCCGCTATGGTTGGTGATACAGCCGTCGTTTGTTACGCTGTTGATCGGGTTACACATAAACGCTATATCGTTGATGCTATTAAGATCACTAGGCCAACGCCTGCTGCGATACGCCAACTAATTTTTGATTGGACTTCCCTGTACTCACCCAGTGAGTGGATAGTAGAAAAGAATGCTTTTCAATCATTCCTTACGCAAGATGAGGGCATCCGCCAAAACCTTGCCTCACGGGGTGTGCTACTGCGAGAACACCATACTGGAACCAACAAGTGGGACTCCGGTTTCGGTGTTGCTTCTATGTCCACCTTGTTCGGAACGAAACAACACGACGGAAAGCACCACCGCGACAACCTTATTCATTTACCTAGTGACCAAACTGAAAATGTCAAAGCTCTTATCGAGCAATTGATTACGTGGTCACCTACTACCAAAGGCAAGACCGATATGGTGATGGCCTTGTGGTTCTGTGAGATCAGAGCACGCGAGATGCTCAACCACGGACTCCACCAAAAGCACCATATGAAAAACCCATTCCTATCTCGTTACGAGGTAGGCAAGCGAACAGTTATCAACATAGATGAATTGCTCGCCGAGAAAGATCGTACATTCATCTAATAAGGAGATAATACAAAATGGCAACAAAGAAAGTAGCAAAGTCTGCAGACGCAGCTCGCAAGGGCGCAATGACTGCAACAGTGGTTAAGAAAGTATCACCAAATGTAAAGATTATTAAGGCTGGCTCAAAGCCATTAACACAAAGCCTAACTGAAAAGCGAGCAATAATGGAGAAGGCTAAAAGCAAGACTCCTGCTGCTCGCGCAAAAACTAAACTTGATGCAAAAAATGCAAAATTTGCAGAAAAGATTTTTGTAAGAGATTTACGACGAGGCATTGTGAGTGCTGCAGTTAATGACGCACTTAAAGCGGCTGGATATGACAGTTCAAAAAGATATGCCCCTGATGCTAAACCTGCAACTCCTGAACAAATTAAAGCAGGAAACAAAGCGCGTAATGCTGCAGAGGCAAAATTTAAGGCAGAACGTGCAGCAGCCACTAAGCGTAAAGCAGAAACAAAGGCAGCAGATAATCCCAAGCGCGGTCAGTCAAATAAAGGTGGCAAAGCAATTCGTGGCGGAGTACGCAGTGGCAATGGTCGCGTTAGTGGTATTCGCAGCGGCGGCGGCGGTCTTGGTGGTGGCTTCGGTATGGGCAGTGGCGGCGGTAGCGGTCGCAGTAACGTGAACCGCTAATGGCAAATATGAAGAAGCCTGCGCCTAAGAGACTTACAGGTCCTCGCGCACCATCAACTAAAAAGAGCGTCAGAGTTCCAGCGGTTAAAAAAAGTAATCAGCCACCTACTCCAAGGAGATTGCTACCTAGAAATCCTAATGCATCACCTAGCCCAAGGAGACTGTTGGCTAACACTGCACTTGCAGCATCTGCTCCAAAGAGAGTGGCAACTGCAGCAAAGAAAGCAGCGGCTAATCCAAAGGTTGCAAAGAGAGCACCTCTAGAAACCAAGCGTATTGGTGGAGTTTTTGCTATACCAGTAAAGCCTAAGAAAACAATTTACTAAATAATTTAAGGACCCTACATTGTTATCAGTCAAAGAAGTTGACGCTAAGCTAGCACGCTTACGTACTCGCTCATCAGCGCGAGATCAACGTATGCGTGATGTGCTCTCAGTGCGTCAGGGAGATATCTCTAAGGTATATCCTGCAATGTTTTCAGAGGAATATCCAAAGCCTCTGGTTGCAAACTTCATTGACGTAGCAGCACGAGATCTAGCAGAAGCAATGGCACCACTGCCATCCTTTAACTGTTCTGCAACCAATATGGTTTCTGATACAGCACGCAAGGCAGCAGATACTAGAACTCGTATTGCAAACTTTTATGTAACAAACTCTGACCTACAACTGCAGATGTACACAGCAGCAGACTGGTATAACACCTATGGTCTTGGTATCGGTATGGTTGAGATGGACTTTGAGGACAACAACCCTCGTATCCGTATGCTTAATCCATTCGGTACCTACCCAGAGTTAGATCGTTATGGTCGTGTTATGTCTGTTACTCAAGTCATCGTTACCGATGCAGAGACATTAGCGTCACAATACCCAGAGTATTACGATTTAATCCTAGGTAAAAACCAGTATGCTCTTTCTTCTCCTTATATCTCAATGGTCAAGTACCACGACAAGGACCAAGATCTACTGTACTTACCAGAGCGTAAGAACTTAGTTCTATCACGCACACCTAACATCTTAGGTAAGGCAATGGCATCTGTCGTAATGCGTTCTTCTCTTGATGGAGAAGCACGTGGACAGTTTGATGATGTTCTATCAGTTCAGTTAGCTCGTGCTCGCTTTGCAGTATTGCAGATCCAAGCAGCAGAAAAGTCTATCCAAGCACCTATTGCTATCCCACAAGATGTGCAAGAGTTGGCACTTGGACCAGATTCAATTATGCGTTCTGCTAACCCACAAGGTATTCGTCGCGTTCCGCTAGAGCTACCACCTGGAGTCTTTACAGAATCTGGTGTGCTAGAGCGTGAACTACGTCTTGGTGCTCGTTACCCTGAATCTCGTTCAGGTAACATTGACGCATCAGTTGTAACAGGCCGTGGTGTGCAAGCACTACAGGCTGGCTTTGATACACAGATCAAGGCAGCACAAGCACAGTTTGCTCGTATGTTCCAAGAACTTATCTCAGTATGCTTTGAAGCAGACGAGAAAATCTTTGGTGGT